CCAAGGTTCGGCTCAAGGAGACGACCGCCTGTCATTCTCCCAGGACGATCCGGAATGTCACGTCGTGAACCAGTGCCCGGGGACTCTGCTGATTGCAACCCAAGAGAGTTTGCGATCCTTTGGTAAATCGGATCTTCGTCCGACAATCGTCTCTTGATGTCTATCGTTCCCTGATCACCCATCTCTATGATTTTCTGAGCTTCCTGCGATATTCCGGATCGTTGTATTGTGATCAGTGGAAGTATGATCGCCCCGTTCTTATCACGCAAGGGTTGCTTTCTGCGGGTGATCGCAAAACGTTCACCGGTCGCAAAGATGACAGGAACTTTCTTGGTTGATCCGTCCTTCTGCCTGTAGACAAGAGGCAGGTCCTTATCGAACAGGCTGAACATCGCACGATCAACGTCCTCGAGGCCGACACCGGGAATGACGAAATCTTTTGGGACTGCGGACCCCTCGTATCCGAGGTTGATATTTTCACGTCCGTAGCGTTTTCCGACGGAGTATCTGGTGCTCATTCATCACCGTAGAATGATGAGTTGATTCCGTCGGGAGAGACTTTCTTGGGGCCCGTAAGAGGCTCGTCCAGCTTACCATCAGCCTGCAGCTCGCGTCGATCAGCTGTTGCCCCGAGCTCGTTGCTGGAGGCACCTCTTTGCTGCACGAATGTTTCCTGAGTAACACGTTCCGATTCCAGGGTTGCCGCAGCAGGACCTTGGGCTGCTTTATCAATGAGACCCTCACGTGCCTGCTTGCCCATCACCTTGTATCCAGTGACGTGCTCGACCTGACCGAAAATTTTGCTGATCGTTATGATCTGCGTGATCTCGAAGAATATTGACCCGTATGAGAAGAAGTCTCCCATCTTTAAACGAAGACTCTTGTTGATGAGATCCTGAGCGTGGATCCTTGTCTCGATAGAGTGGAACTTCTCGCTCCCGAACTTGTTCGTCTTGATCTCACCCGGTGACCATTCCACAAGGGCATCAAGCTCGATAGGTGGATCAAAAACTTTCTCGGTTGATTCCTCGTAAACGTCATGCACCTTGGTCACATCGACACGAATCGGATAGTAAAAGATTCGCTGCCCAATAACGTCCTTGATGATCTCCTTCGTCAGGTCGCTTATGAGATCAAGCTCGCGTGGTGTGATAAAAAGACGTGCCATGGTTCAGCCGATCGTGATCACACGGCCCATCGGGACCGGGATCGATTTTAGGATCTTCTGCTGGTTATCGATCTCAGCAGCCTTTACCTCAATGAGCTTGTTGTAGGTCATTGAGTCCAGCATCTCCTTTAGATCTGTTCTCAGTTTTTCCTTCTCATCTTTCGCAGTTGACTTCAGGTCGCTGCCATCAAGTTGCAGCTCAGCCCCTGGAATCGGTATCGAACCGAACTTGGACCTGATCATACCAAGCAGCTCCTTGCAAAGCGCGAGTGCGTATTGACGTACCCACTGCCGCGCCATCGAGTTGACCTTGGAGTACTGAAAGTTGCCGTATGGAATGTTTGAAAGGTTGGAGACACCATCTATCGATTTATCGCTGAACGCTGGGCTCAGAGGGTTTGATTCGAATCCGACCCTGATCCAGAGCTTCAGCGGACTCACAGCAGTCGGAGCCGGAAAGATCCGGATCTTTGTACCCGTCACCCTGTAGCTGTAGTTTGAACGCCGAACGCGATTCGAGATGTTCATCTGGCCGCCGCGGAGGATATCCTCAAAGACTGGCAGGACGTAAAAGACCGTTTCCGGTGTGAACGATTCGAAAGAGAACTCGTTGTTAAGGTAGTTGATAGCCGAGGTTGTATCGAAAAATCGATAGGCTGCGGACGGATTGTAATGCATAATCTCAAAAACGCGCATCTTGCGTTTTTCTGGATTCAATGATGAACTGACAACCGGTACGCCTGTTCCAGGGTCGACTAGATCGGTGTACAGATCGTAGTCCTGGATGCCCTGCTTCAGCTGTATCGAGCCTGACGCGGTGTTGTAGGTTCCACCGAGGCCTGCTTCAACAGCGTAAGGCTCAGCGAGACGAATGACGTAGTTGAGCGTGTCCCGCGGAAATTTCTGAGTTGCCTCATTGAGGCTGCCTGTCTGCATCCCTAGCAGCGAGAGAAGCTGACTCTTCGCCTGATACTGGTTGACGAGTGATCCGTACTCGAGGAATGACTCCTCAAAACATGCCCAGATCTGCTTCTTCGTGAGCTCAACCGAGAGAATATCATCGCCGAGTCGGCGCTTCACGAATGTGACCATCGCGTCAGCTTCGACCTGAAAATTGGAGTCTGAATCGAAGAAACCAAAAGGCGTCGGATTCAGTGTTGTGGTGAAGATTGACAAGGCGGCTCCCTCAAGCTAAATAGGAGGGACGACAGCAATTTCTTCAGTAGACTTCAATGATGGCGTCGCAGTCCCTCAAGCACGTGATGTAAAACGTGTCGGCGGCGGTAGTTGTCCTGGATCGGTCCTGATTCGTCTTTTAGGACAGCCCAGTATCGAGCGCGATCACCTGCGGACAGTGACCTGGGTGCGAACGTGTCGAATGAATCCTTATCGTTGAGCTCGAGAAATTTTCTCATCTGGGCTCCTGAGATCTGTGTCGTGTCAGATCTGGGAACTGCTACCTGCTGGAGCTTCTCCATGACGGCTGGATCCCCGATCCTATCTGCCATCTTGTCGATCGAGTATTTTCCCTGCGCGTCATCGAGGTCCGAGTAGAAGACGAAGCTGCTGACGACGTCCTTCAGGTCGCGCATCTTGTGGATCGCGATGTCGAGTGGGGACTCCTGGCTGATGATGAGAGTTGCATTTGGAAAGTCCTTGTGAAACTGCGGTTCTAGCACCGACGTCCAAGCGTCGATCATCACACCGGGCTTCATCTCGTCCCTTCCAGAAGTTGATGTGATGATGAGTGCTTCATCGCATTCGTTGGCCACCCTTCCAATCATCTTCCAGTGACCGTCGTGCACCGGTTTGCCAGCAAGGACGAAGATACCAACCGTGATCCCGCTCTTGCTTCCTATCTCGACACGCTTCATGATCCTTGTCTTCGTTGTTAGGAACAGATCTTCCTGTCGTTGGATCAAAGCTTTCTTTCGATGAAATAAGAGACCTAGCCTGTTCGAGAGCGCAGCGTCGAAGTAGCATTCATCATGAATCCGCTCCAGCAGCTTGTTGATCTGGGCTTCCTTGATATTACGATTCTGCGGTGGGGCAAACTCCTCGACAATCTCGTCTGCGATCAATACGATCGCGTTCCAATACGATTGCTCGAGCTCACGCGTCTCTTCTCGAAACTTCTTTTTCACATCCAGACGTGTTTCAAATTCGTGCTGGTCGGGATTAAGAGCCTTGTAGAGCGCTTTTGTCGTTGAAGTTTTCATCACAGCTCCCTCGGCAGGTGACCCCTCCGAGTCCGTTGAGAGCGATGTGTTAAACTTTGAGAAGATCTTATAGATCTCGTCAATGATCCGTAGCGGACGATCAGGGGTATCGTCTCGATAGGCGTTGTTCAGCCCATCGAACACCTCGGCGAAGCGACGCTCGATTTCCCTGCTCCTGATTCCAGCTCTAAAATCATTGATGCTGGTGAGCTTTCCTTCGAACAGAACTGGATACGTATTCACGCCCAGCAGACGAGCGTAACGTTCGAGCAGATCATCATCATCGACTGGTGACATGTTGCTGACGATGTAGGATCCTGTCAGCTTGTAGCGACAAGGGCCGAAGAGCGTCAGGAAGACCCCATGCTTCTGCGGATAATCGCGGGTGATCGTTGATTTTCTCTGAACAAACTCAAGGAAAAATTCCGTCCCTTGCGGAATCTCACCGGTCTGTGGGTGAACTCGCTCCAGCAGCGTATGAATCAACGAGTACTGCGCCGTCCCAGATGATCTCTCTCGAATTTCATCCTCACGCTTGCTGAGATTTCTCACCTCTCCCGGGAATATCAGGTTACCCTTGTAGGAGATGTACCAATTCTTTGAGTAGTTGCTTGGGTCAAACTCATTGTTTCGACGAACCAAGGTAAGCTTCGTTCCGTCGATCTTCTCAACAATTCGAATGCTATCATCGAGAAATGCCTGCGCTTTTCGACGATCATTTTCACGTGCTCGTGGGGTAGCCTTATCACGGATCATGACCTTCTTGAGATCATCAATGGAGATGTCAGCCATGGAGAACTATCCTAGTATTACGTTGATGAGATGATTGATATGACGACGTGTCGACTCATCGACCTCTGGTTTATCCGAGTCCTCGACAAAACCTTCCTGTCCACGAACGGTGTACCTTGAGTAGAAATCGCGTTTCATTGCCTCGGTGTCCATCGTTGACGACTCAACCTCGGGAAGCGCGTTCTTGAGAGTATCCTCGATAGTCTCTTTCACCGATCTGTCCTCCTGCGGATCAGTCGCTGATATTTTCTGGGCTCTTTGACCGTAGAGTTTTATCATCATCTCTTCGTGCACCTTTACGATCTCAGGAGGAGAGAATCTCTCCCTCATCAGATCAAGCAGACCGAGAAAAGATTGGAAGTTTTCCGTGTCCTTCTCACTCGGATCAGAATCACCCCCGAATAACGACTTGAAAATTTCTTTGAGGACGCGGGTGGACCCGGATCGTTCAGCTCTCGTGAGATACTTGTATACCTCATCACCATTATAATCCCAATCGAGCTTTTTGTATCGTGACCCAAGACCTGTTACCAGATCGACAGATACCATCGAACGGAGTCGAGCAGGTCTCATCGAAGCTGCCCGTATCTCACGCTTCACCTGCGCGAGGGCTTCTTTACGTGCAACGTCAGGCTTCTTACGTGGAAACTCCGCGACAATTCGTTGTGTCTCAACCTCCACTCGACCTTCGATCTCCGCGTCCGTCGGCTCGACGAAGCGTGGGTCCTTTGTCATGCTGACCCCTGGATTCTCGGCTGTCGCCGTTGGAGTCGCAAGACGAGCGTTGATCGGAGGCGGTGACCTCACAGAGGCGATCGAGAACAGCAGGATCTTGTGAGCGAGTCCCTTGATACCAGCTTCGATGTCACGCCATGATGATGAGTGTGAGAACCTCGCCCACTCGGAGGGTTTTCCGCCCTCGTACTCCGATCCCTCAAAGTCGATCTGAAAGAAAACGTCGCCCTCGCCCTCTGGTGCGGCTGGATCCCAAGTGTACGTGAAGAGCGCATTTATCTGATCGGATCCGGGTGATTTTTTGTTGTGACCGACAAAGGTGATACGATCGTTTAGGGGTTGATCCTCGAGATGAGCAAGCGTCGTAAACAGCTCATCCATCCTCTCCTCTGGCACCGTGAGATCAATATCTCCGACCGCAGGCTTATACTTGATGAACTCCTCATCTGACATCTTCTCCCTTGGGGCGAAGAGGTGCGCCGATGATCCGTTGAAGGCGAACCCAGATCCAAGAATATCATCCCGGGTCCGGGCGTCCCAAAGCGGATGTCCGTGCTCACGTTTGAAATGATTATCAAGAGACTTCAACGCCTCAATCACACTGCGACGAAGCTCTTCTCGCTTAACATGTCCGCTGCTGAGATCGATCTTCTCAGCAAAAGCAGGTCTTCCCTTGAATGTTTTTACCTGCTCCCTCCCTGTGACAAGTCCTGTCTCAGGATCACGAATGAGAGCGCGGGTGTTTCCACCCTCGGTGAGGCTGCTGTCAGGCCCGAAGATGAAATTAGTGATGCTGAACATGCAAACCTAAGTATGCTGCTCAAGCTGAATCGTGCACCCCCGGTGAGAGCCTAGGGATCAAGAGAATCTAACCACCTCAAGATGCGCGTCGTGCTGGATGCACCAGGTCATTGTTGCACACCACTTAATAAAACGGGCCACCCATGAAGAGTGGCCCGCAGTTAACTATCTAGTAGTAACTTAATGGTTACTTCAGATAATATTCATGTCGAGGCAAGTGACCGTCCCGTAGAAGTCGCTGCGCACCATCTTCTTGCCGTAGCGAGTCATGACACCCTTACGCGGGGTGAAGTCCTCGGGCGCGAAGATCGTCGGGGTGACAATCAGGGGCACGTAAGGAGCGTAGACGTAGCCGGTCTCGAGGTAGGAGCCGCCCTTGAAGCCGATAAGGATCTTGTTCCTGGGGAAGTAGGGATCCTTGTAGACCGTGAAGCGGTTCGAGAGGGTACCGACCTTCTCAGCGCCGATCGAGAACGGGGCACCGACCTGGCCGGAACCGTCGATCGAGTAGCTCGGGCGGTAGTACGTCCCAGCCTCGAGGATCGTCGCGACGTCCGGGCCGACAACGATGAAGTTGGCGGAACCGCGGAGGGTCTTGCGGTGAATCTCGTTGCCGACATCGATGATCGTCTCGGTGAGAGTCTCGTACCACTCGCGGACCGTACCGGTGAAGTTCGGGCCCGGGGCGGTGGAGCTGGAACGAACAACCTCGTTACCAGTTGTCTTGTTGACAAACTTGCCCGGAGAGCGTGACCAGAAGTAGTTCGCACCGGAGGCCTGCGTGAGGAGGTCGTTCAGGATCTCGCGATCGAGCTCGAGAGCGATCTGCTCGGAGAGGATCTGGGTAAGCTCAACCTCAGCGTCGATGCTGTGGTAGGCGTTCAGATCCTGGGCGAGCTCCGGGGACCAGCGAGCGCGAAGCTTGCGGGTCGTCGCGGTCACCGCGAGGGACTCGATCTTGATGTCGATCTCAGGGATGACCGGGGAGGGGGTCGTGCCGAAGTTCGACTCGAAGACCGGAATGGTCACGGTGGAGCCGGTGGAACCCTCAACATCGAGAGCCGAAGACTGCGGGTAGCTGAGGGCGAATGATGACAGGCCGTTCGCAGCCATCGAGCCGGTGAGGACAACGAGGAGATGCGTACCGGAGAGCGGGGCCGCAGCGAACGTCGAACCGTCCCAGGTACCGATCTGGTTGAGACGGCGGAGGTTGAGAACGCCCTTTCCGCCCTGGAAAGCCTCGCCCCACACTGCCGCGCTGGCGTATGTGTTGCGAGGGAAGAGGGCGAATTCCTTGGCGAGCGTCTGATCAGCCGAGGACGAGATCGCTCCGAGAGCGACAACGCCGAACTTGAACTGTGCGGTACCGACACCAGCAGTGCCGTTCTCGATCAGGCTGGTGACAGCAGGATCGAAACCGAGGAGACGGCCGTCGGTGCCAGTCGCGTGGGCGAATTTCGTATTGAGGAAAGCGCCCGAACCGGCGAAAGCACCTGACGCGGTCAGAGTGATATCGGTGAGGCCGTGCACTCGGCTGTAGCTGGTACCCACCAGATCATACATACCACCTGCCGCGAGAGAACCGCTCTGGATTCCCTTGCCGGTGGGGTTGTTGTAGATCGACTGGCCCGCGGAGTAGGTCGCCTTGTCCGCCGCCGAATCAAGATCAACACCCGCGTTACCGCCGACGTTCGAGCCGTAGGTGTAATCCAGGTAGAACAGGAGACCGGAAGGGAGGCTCATCGGCTGGATCGAGACAAGCTCGTTCGCCACGAGACCGCCGAAGACGCGACGGACGATGGGGAAAGCGATGTTCGAGAAGCCACGGATGTCGCCGGCGCCCGAGGTGGAGCCGCCACCGCTCGAGAGAGCGTTGCTCTCACGAAGGAAGTTGGCAGTCTGGTTCTCGAGGAGGCGAGCCATGTTCTCGCGATTGACGCCATCAAGACCACGAAGCAGACCTGTACGGCTCCACTTCTCGACAAGGCGGCTGTTCTCAGCGCCGATGTCACGCCCGCGGATACCTTCCGCGAGCTGCTCTAGTGTGAAAGACTTAGACATTTTGTTTTCTCCAATTTGGAAAGTTTATAGAAACCGATCAAAACCAACAGGCAATTTACTTACCCGACTTTATACCTGCGAGGATAGCCCAGCGATCCACCTCGACGGATTCATTCAGGGTCGCCGTGGGGCTAGCTGACCGCGTCGATCTGGAGGACGAACCGAGGATCCGACCCTCTGTCATCGTGCCTGACTTTGACTTGAGAGACTCAGTCAGGCTGGTGTAAAGAAGCTTCGCTTCCCGCACCGACTTTGCAGCGTCGAGCGACTCAACAATCGCCCTCTGCTGACGTGGGGTGAGGTCCCGGTTCTGCATCAGCTTATTGACGTATAGAAGCTTCGCGTTAAACAGGTTGACCTCCTCGAGCTGCTCGCGCAGTGTAGCAACAGCGCGTTCAGACTCAGAGAGCTTGGTCTTGAGAGCACGATTAGTGCGTGCCTCCTCGACGCGGGCCTCTCGTTCTTCCTTGGCGGCGTCCGTTGCCTTCTTAGCAACTTCAAGCGCCTTACGGGTGGTCTTCTCGGCCTCACCGAGCTGATTCAGCTCTTCGGGAATGCCCTCAACGGATCCACCACCAAAATTGTTCGGCATCGCATTCTTGATGCCTTTAGCATTCTTACCCTTGGTGCCCTTCGCCTCACGAAGGCGTCGGAGCTCACGACGAAGCATCGACTCATCAACGTGGAAAACGGACTCAGACTTCTCATTGTCGTCCTCTTCCTCTTCGTCTTCGTCTTCGTCTTCGTCTTCGCCCATCTCATCGAGGGCGTCGTACATCTCGTCCACATCCTCGTCCTCTTCCATGGCGTACTCGTCCTCTTCCATTTCCTCGTCCATGGCGTACTCGGACGGAGCAGGGGGAGCTGCTGGGGGAGCCATGTCGGCGCCAGATACGTCAACAGGCATGTCCCCGTCGGTCTCGTCCTCGTCTCCCATAGAGACGCTGAAGTTCATCGCCTTCAGCTTCTCCTTGACAGTATCATCGAGACCCTCGAGATCGGCAGGCTCGAAAACGAGCTTCGCTTCTTTGCGAAGGCTGCGGCGGGACCTTCCCTCCATCTCCTCTAGGAGGCGACGGAACCTCGCGTTTGTTGACATGTGTTTCATCTCCTTAACTATGTTGTTGAACTTCTGACTGAGCTCAGGATTACCACCATTAGATATCACCTGACCCCTAAAACTATGCATATTTTTCAGCAGAATTGAGTATGCTGCTCTGAAATTTGAGCTCTCTGATAAAGGTAAGCTCTTTGAAACTCTCTTCAGGGCTTCTAGCTGACGACGGATCTGACCTATCGATACTTGATCACGACTTCTCTCGCCGAGGACCATATCAGCAAGTGCGTTGAGGCTCTCCTTGTTGAGTGAAACCTCAACGTCATCTTCATCCGCCACGTCCGCTTCGGTTGATGCCGAGGCTTCACCGTGCTTGTCGACGCGAACATTGATCTTCACTTCCGTTCCTGAGGCTGTTTTTGTTGTCACAGTGTGTGTGACTTCCTCATCTGGATCCGGCGTGGGGACGGCGGCGGATCCATTCATGTACGATGGGGTCGCTGCAGGTGTCATATCGACCATCCCATCATCGGGCAATGGCTCGAGATCAAGGTTCGGAATCTCGTTGCCCTCCTCCTCATCCTGCTCGGCCAGCATCTGACGCTCAACCATCCGGCGGATCTGCGGAGAAATGGATTCGATGATCTTATTCCTTGCGTTTCTCTCCGCCATCTCTTTAAGAGCTTTGGCGTCAGAAATCGCTTCGTCATACAGGTTCGGCATATTGTGTCCCTACGCTCAATTAACTATATCGCTCTCAGTCTTTTTCGATGTCCTGATGCAAATGAATTGCTCTGATTAGACGACGTAGTCTGGACATCGTCAGTTCGTCAGGGCTGGGTATCTCTTCCAGCGTGTATGCAGGTTCCATCGACCCTGCGTCGCGGAGCGGAAAAGCGCTGGAGTATCCAGCCTTCGACCCAGCAAGTGATATCCTCGCAGGAGCAGGTCGAATTGCAGGTCCGTCAGCACCAACACCAAGAACACCTTGCTTATTTTTGTACAGGTCCGGTATGGGTGACATCCCATGACCGGTTGTTTGCTCATGCATCCTGAAGTCTGCACTTACAAAGCGACGATTGTCAGCAGCACGATCCGCGTATGAATCCCAGCGGATGTGACCTTGGCCTGCCTTGTTTCCTATCGCGACCTGGGTCTGAAGATCCTGTTCACTGTCCAAAGAGTCTTCAGCGTCAACATCATCACGAACTATTTCGATATATGGCCACGAGCCTTGAGACATTCGAGGCAAATCACGACGCCCGTCCGTTCCGTATCCAAGGCCGGTGCGGGCGTCGTAGTTTGGGTTGTTAGCTTCGGAGAGCTTCCTGCGCGACATAGTCGATCAGGATCCGTCCGCGCCTTCGTTTATCGTATGGGTCGTGACTGTACCGGTCGAAAGATTGGCACCGCTCTGACCAGCCGGCGCAATCGGTCCAACAACCTCGATCGTTGTCTGTGAGATAACTGCCGAAGTTGCGCTTGGGAGAACTTCATCAACCGTTGCGCCTGTTCCAAAGTTATCGTTAGGTGCAAGAGGTGAACCAATCGCAGTTCCCTCTCCTCCCGCTGGGTCTGGGTTTACGATGAGATTCGGGTAGTAAGATGAATCGAACCCCGCAGGAGGAACTGACAAATCCGGTGAGTCACCATAATTCATGTTGACTCCAGTCGGAAAGTGGGGATAATCAGTCGTATCAGACTGTGCATCGGGCTGCAGGTATCCTTTGGCTAAGGTTCGATAATCCTCTTCGGTTTGAGAATAGATTGGAGAATTTGGAAACATCACGCTCAAAGTTGATTTATCAGAGTTCGATAGACCTGCAGTACCCCCAGGTGTCAGTGTTGTTCTGCTGGTAGAAGCTGAGTTGATTGTTGGATACTTTCCTGGCATGATGTTGTCCTCTTCCTTTGTCGTCTATTGATCTGTTAGATTTCTTCGAGAATGTCAGAGCGGAGCTCCTGACGAGCCTCGTTGATCTCTGATAGACGACGGACAAGATTGGCAGCCTCACGCTGCAGGTTCTCGTAGTGCTTAACCTTCTTCGCGAGTGTTCCGGCAAGCTCAGAGGGCCCAACTTCGCGGGTCTTCTTGACCGCGTCCTTCATGTCCGCAGGCATATCATGGGCAGTTGACTTGGACTTAGACTTCCGGGAGGCTCTCCTCTCCTTCATGACCTGGGTCTTCTCCTCCATGATGATTCTTCGGAGGACCTCAGGGGTGAGATTCACAATCTTCGACATTTTCGTAGCTCCTATAAGGCTCAGATGTTAAATATCTTTGATACGGGATCTACATCGACTTTTTTGTGGGAGTAAATGCAAGATCAGCCCAGTTGGAAGATCCCTCAAAAAGAGACATCGGATCAATGTTGGCGATGGGCGAGATCGAGTCAGCTCGAGCTGCCATCGCTGCGCTCGGTGAACGATCAGCTTGCATCTGAGCCGGTAGAGTATTTCTTACTGTATCCTCGAAGATGCTCTGCATAACGCTCTGCTGCTCACGTGGAAACTCAGCAGCTAAGTTTGCAGCAGCAGGGTGCGGTCCGCGGCGACCCTGGGCCTGCTCGGCTATTCTGGATGCGCCCGTTGAGAATGTTGCTCTGTCAAGATTATTTTTCCCAACAGGAATCTGATCTGGGACTCTACTCTGTCTGTGTCCGCGGGTCTCTCGGACACCTTCATCAGCCGAGGGTCTCAATCCCTCCAGCATAACCTCAAGAATGCACTCCTTGACGATGTCCTTCAGCTCTGATCTTGTTAACGCCATTCACTTCTTCCATGTTAGAATATCGTTGAATATTCTATTGATCCGATCGCTTCTATTAAAGGTTTTGGAAAGTTCAGTCTGCTTTACCTGTCGACCCTCACGCATCATGAAAGCACCAGGCGTCGATGGCTCCGAGACGAAATCCCAGCAGATGAGCTGGAAATCATCCTGCACAATCTGATGATCTCCAGACTTTCGAGTTGAACCCACACCACGTGATGAGATCCCCAGGGTGACGCCAGCTTCTACGAGACTCTGGAGGATCTTCCCACACGGAGTGTCC